TTATTAGAATCTTATATGAAATAGAAATATATATTTATTAGAATCTTATCTGAAATAGAAATATATATTTATTAGAAATATATATTTATTAGAAATATATATCAAATAGAAATCTTATATCAAATAGTAAATATATATTTATTAGAATCTTTATCTGAAATATAAAATATATTTAAGCATTTCTAAATCTATTTCCCTTATTCTTTTCGATGCTGTTTGGACGTATGATATTTTTTGGAGCATATTTTTGAAGTGGATCATCGCTTCTCCATGTGATATTTGTGTTTTCAGTTTGAATAGGAGTAATACTTGTTTCATCTACACCACAAACATCTGAACATACACCTTCATCCGAATATAACATCTTTGCGACTTCCCATGTCATATATGGTTTTTTTAATCTATTATTGACTGTATTATGAAAATTCCAAGACCATTTGAATAATCCTATATCTTTACCATTTTCCTTAACATCCCAAAAATCTTTCAATGGGTTTGCTTGATAATATGCCGAAGCATGTTGTTGACAGTTTGAGCAAGGAAGATTGGCTATTACATTCTCCATAAAATCCTTGAATTTTTTCTTTTTTTCTTCTGAAGTAGCATCTCTAGCAGCAATATGTATACAATACCAAATACCTGGACCAAATGTTGTTGGATTAGAAATTTTAGTTTTGAATTGATCAAATTCTGGAGATTTACTCATTTTAATAGAGGGATAAATTTTTATCCCGTTTCTACTTTTATGTCCTCTTTATTCTTTCTATTTCTTTTTCTTTCTTTTTTAATTTTATCTTCCTTCTTACTAGAGTCATGATTCACACCAACCTCTTTCTTCTTTTCCTTCACATCCTTCGGTTCTTTTAATCCTTTACTACTAGATTTTGTTTTTAACATGTATCCCTTTGTTACTTGGTATTCAAGTCTTCTCATTTCATCAAAGAAAGATTCTATTTGACAAACAGTATCACATAGATCATCTAATTTCTCTTTCTTAGGTTTCCTCTTTCCTTTCTCTTTTAATGGATTTTCTAATTTTAATAGAAAATCATAACTCTCTTGATCCTTCCTTTCGAGGAGTATCTTTTTTGCCGTTTCAATAGTAATATCTTTACCAACTTTTAATTTGGAACTAATCTCGTATACAGCCACATGAGGATATCTCGTTAAAAAGTATGTTTCAACATGTTGTGAAACTCTTATCATTGTGTAATTGATGGACATTTGTTTCTCAACGATACATATTGTCGTTTGGGATAATACATCATAATGATCTTCAAAGAACTTTTGTATATCTATCAATTGTTCAAATCTCATTTTTTTGAAAAGTAAACTTCTTACTGTTCCATCTTCTTTCCTCTCTTCTAAACGACAAGCAAAATTAACGCGTCCTGGGTCAATCGAGAAAATGATCTTCTTTTCTGGAAAGGGAACATGATTCAATTGTGTGATCGTATTTTTCATAACTGTAACTTTTGACATCTTTTATCTATATAAACTTATCGTTTTATAATTAGAGTTTCATAACTTATTAGAATATTATATTTCTATTTCATATAAAGATTCTAATAAATATATTTCTATTCCAAATAAGATTTCTAATAAATATATATTTCTATTTCATATAAAGATTCTAATAAATATATATTTCTATTCCAAATAATATTATGATAAATATATTTTTCTATAAAATAAAAATAATAAAATGGAAACTTTAGATTATAGCATATTCAAAGTTTTGGAGCTTAGAGAAATAGCAAAGGGAAGGGGATTAAAGGGATATTCCAAACTCCTAAAATCGGAACTCATCAAGTTCCTGAAGGATAATGATGCTAAGAAATTTTTCCCCCCTCCTTCTGGAGTGTCTAAGAAGAAAAAGAGTCCAGTTTTATCAAAAGAGATTCCATCTAGTAAAATAGATAAGAAAAGTTCTGTGAAAGATAAATTTCGGTTAACATCTACATTAGCATTTATTTATCAGATCTCGAATCCAGAAAATAAAGGATATTTACCTAATGGATTTAAAGAACCATCATTTATATTTACATATAACGATGCTATAGAATGTTCAGAAGATATCCATTCACCAAAGTGGAAAATAGTAGAGAAATATCTTGATCAATTTGAGAAGGAAGCACAAATCTCGATCCATCATAAAGTAGATAAAAAATTTCTATTAGATCTATTCAAGAAAGAAGCCTTAGAATTTCAAAAAGGGAATGTAACATTCTTACATTCCAAAAATTTAAAATATCTCATCTTAGATATCATTTCCCAATTAGTTTCAGGATCATATGAAGGATTCAAACCCAAATGTCTGAGGAAAAATAAAGATGTGAATTCCAAGGCGTTAGATATTGTGAAAAAATTATTTGGATCAAAAGAATTAGCTTCAATTTATGCTAAAGATCATGACCCTAGTATAAGAAAAAGACTCATCTCTACCAATATTACTTTATTCAATAACGCATTTGTATTAGGAGAATCTACACTTGAATTTTTATATTCCGGTTCTGTATTAGGACCTTCAACACTGCTTTCTTCTCTAGGATTAGATAAATCATCTGAAAATTTTGTAAATAAGTTGATGAATGATATTGAAAAAATTGGTAATCATTTAATCGTAATGTATTCTATTCCTATGAATAAAGTGGATAAATATGTGTATCCTTCTAAACCATTCGGTACGATAGATTCTATCCAACCAGATGTTTATAAAAATTTAGAGGATTATCTGAGCAGTAAACCTTGGAAGTCGAAATTTGACTACAATTATAAAAAACAAACGAGATTAGTTGATCTTTGTTATACTAAATATGGGTTTGATGATGGTGTAAGAATATTTCAATTAACTGATATTCCTGTAGATGACCTTGAAAAATTTATTACAAAAATAGATAAAAAATTATCTAAACAAACTATTCTTAATGAATGGATAGTTAAATATATAGATATATCTAAAGATAAAAGACCAAGTCCATTGAAATCGATCAGATCCTATCGATCAAAGAAGTTTCTTGTATCATCAAAAGAATCTACAGATGATATGGATAGTTTTACTAGAGATAAAGAAGAAATATTATCAGAAATAGTTCCTGAAGTTATAATTCGTCGAAGCAGAGATACTAGTCCAGAGAGAGATATTGTGATTATGCCTTCACATGAAGATCCTCCTCTACCATTGTTGATTCCTTCAGATATTCCTGATCTCGAAGAGGGAACGATTTTATCACCTAGTGAAGTACTAACAGAAGAAGAATTTTTACTTGCCCCGTCTGATATAATCGTATCTCCGCCGAAATCTTCCCGTATTGATTATAAAAGCAAGACCATTGTCCAGCTGAAAGCGATCGCAAAAGATAAAGGACTCAAAGGATATTCTAAATTGAGGAAAAATGATTTGATAGATTTTTTAAAGGAACATGATTAATATATATTTCTATTTCTAATAAGTTTCTAATCAATATATATTTCTATTTCTATTTCTAATAAGTTTCTAATGAATATATATTTCTATTTCTAATAAGTTTCTAATCAATATATATTTCTAATGAATATATATTTCTATTTCTAATAAGTTTCTAATCAATATATATTTCTATTTCTATTTCTAATAAGTTTCTAATGAATATATATTTCTAATAAGTTTTTTAAAAATCTATTAATGATTTTTGTGGTTCAGGATTAGATTGTACTCCAAGATTTATTTTAGAGAACATTTCAGATAATTCAGGAGGAATAGTTTTCATGAATGACTGTAATATATTATTGACATTATTGTCTTCATTCTTTTTACTTTCAACTACTGAAGAAGGTGTATCATTTGGGTCTTTACTGACAACTAATCCTTGTAATTTTGTATCCAATGGAGAATCCGTGGGGTCATTGATTATACAAACTTCATCGTTACATTGAGATGGAACATCAGCGACATCTTTATTTTCTAATTCTAAGGGTGCTGGTGATATGGTCTTTAATAATTCAGAAGCGTTTCCTTCTTTCATGATTTTAGAGAGGTCAATGTCGGTAGGAATACCGAGTTTACCGAGAGCGTCTTTGATTTCACCTGACTCCTTTAATTGTTCTGTGCTCTTCGTAATAGTATCCAATGTCTCTTGTGGGATGAGTGTCTGTACTGCTTTGAGAAGACCGTCCATAAATTTGGGATTCTCTAAACTTTTGATGGCAGCCCCGATCCCTTCACCAAGATTCTTTGCGTTCATGAGACTATTTACAGTTGATCCTAATGTTTCATTTACTACTGGATCTTTGAATGCTTGTTCAAGTTTTTGGGACATTTCTTCATTGGTTGGAAGTTTGAGATTATTGGGAAGAACGCTTCCGAGTATATGTTTAGCATTCTCTGCTATGTTTTCCAAAAGAGGATTCTGTTTCTTAGAAATATTGGGCAATACACCTAGATCTTTCTCTAATGTTTGAACAACTCTTTGAATTTCTTTATTCTGAGGATAGATAGAAAATAATATTCTATATAGATGAAGTAAAAATATATCCGGATAGATCAATTCTTGAGATTGTTCCTGGACAGTATCTGGAAGTCCCTTCAATGATTCTTCAGTAGTCTTTCGGAGTTGAATCGCATATTTGTAAATAGCAGAGATCTCAATCTTTCTTTTCTCTGATCTTTTACGGAGTTCTTCGTCCTCTAATTCCTCTCCAAATTGGATCACAATGTTTTCCTCTACAAGCCAATGGTCGTCTTTTAAAATATCACACAATTCATTTCTGTATGTTCGAAAGAGCTTTTGAAAGTAAGGAATATGAGTAGATACCTCGGTCATATTGTACACAATTTTATATCTCTGAAGATTTCGAAGAACATGATTATCTGTGGCATTATGGAGTGTGAAAAACGATTTCTGATAACTTTCTAATATTTTCACACATACATCAAAAAATTTTTTAATCTCAGTATCAAATACTTGTTCCCTTGACATTTTTTAATCCTTTGTAATTTTTAAACTATTAGAATATGATCTTATAGAATATGCTGAAACATAAAATGATTTTGGAAGATATTGTATCATTTAGAGATATTTTCTATCATTTTACAGATTTCCTAACATACGAGACTCTAATATCATTATCGATGATAAACAAAGATATGAATGAACAAATAAAAAAATATCATACTCTAGATTTGTTCAAGAAAAGAAGGAATGAAAAGATGATAGAAAGACCATCTCGAGTATTATACTCATCGGATCTAAGCCAAGAGTTGTTTGATTCTCTTTTCGAAAACGAAAGAGATATATCATTGACCAGTGAAATGTTTAGAGAACTTTATATTTCAAGAACTATATGTCCTAGTGATATAATCAAATATAAAAAAACTTATTTTATTTTAGATATAGACAAGTTATATTCTATGCGATTGTGGAATGAGCTCTATCTCCCGAAAAAGATCCAAAATAAGTTTGGACTTTCGAGATGGATAAATGTAAAAAGAACGAGTGACTCCTTTCCTCAAATCAATGCCTTTGTAAAGATTGATATGGATGATTTCGATTTTGATAAGATAGAATGCGTTTTATCTTGCCATCGTGAGACATTTGTCAAGATATGGAATCGTCGTCATAAAATATTTATGATGATGTATATTCCTATTTTATCTCTTCGATATATTTCTAATGATAAATATAAAATAAGTGAAATCTCTAGAAATAAAATTATAGATATGATTCGAATTTCAAAAATATATAGAAATACAAATAAACTATATTATGATGACTATGATGTTCGGATCTTTACATACCATGAAAATGATCTTTGTGGTTGGTTCATAGAATAGATATCTAAAAACGATTTTAGATATTTGAATTTAATTATCATCTATGGATAGGACAATATCACCTTTATCGGACTTTTCAAATTTAACTCTCTTATAAGTAAGTAGACGAACATGAACCTGATAGGTTTCCTTTGAATTCTCTTTCTCTTGTGTTTCTTGTTGTTCAAGCATTTCCTCTAATTCATCCTTGTTTAATTTCTTATCATATTTCTTAATCTCTTCTTTGTAGGGATCAGTATCTGAGATTTGTATAGAGAGTGTAGGAATGTTATTTGGAGGATTAAATGTCATTCCAATATCTGCGTCAAATGTGGAATTGTCGTAGCTGAAACTATAACAATTGTATCCGACTTCATTTGGTGTTCCCACAGAATGTTTATCTGGAGTATGAAGAGTGAAGAAATCTTGTTCAAAATGAAATCTTGTAATTTGTCCATATTTCATAGTAGCAATCGCACAAGGATTCCATCCATTATTAGGTTCTCTAACATTTGTGGTATAATTTGAATAAATATTGTAGTCACGAGTGGATGTGTTTTCAGCAAGCCAGTAAATCTTTCGACACGGTGAATTACATACCAATTTTGCTTCTGCGGTTTGATTGATGGGTACAAGATTTGTTGGACTAGAATCGATCATTTGATCAATATAATATACTTGTTTGGAGAGACAAGAGCTTCTCCAATTTCTTTCTTCATCAGTCAAAATAATATATCTAGCATAGAGATCGGGATAGGGAAGTGTACCTGAAGTATTTAATCCATCGATCAGTTGTTCGATCTTGGTATGAGTTGGATTACGAAGTTCATGCCAAGCATTTGCTTTACTCGAAAAGATAGACACTCTTAAAAGTTTCCAAATATCGAGAACAAATTCATATACAAAATATGCTTCTTTCACACCAAATACTTTTAATGGAATATTTTGAGAGATATCTTTACAAAAATAGAAAGGTTGGGGAATATTAAGTCGATATCTTGGAAGATGATTGGTCCAATCTTCTAACATGGGTATACTTCCTATCCTTTCTTTATAATGTTGCTTTTTATCATTTGGAACTTCATATTGTAAAAATATATCCAGATCCACTCGATCAAATCGTTGATACTCTTTCCCATCAATAATCAAACGCGCACTACGAATCATATTATGTCCTAAATTATGTGTCCATGCGATTTTAACAGTATCTCTATAGTTTTCCTTCACACGAAGAGTAGGAAGTTCCATTCTACAATTCAGATATAAAAGTTCATCATAAGATACTTTAACTTTGAAAGTAGATGATTTGTCTGTGTGTGTTGCCTCTAATTTATCATCAATTGGGATATAAAATGTAGATTTATTAAATTCTCTATATGAATTTGATGTAATCTCATCTTCTTTGTTGTTCGCGTCTGAATAATAAAGTTCTTTTACAAAATTCGTTTGATTCTGAAGTTCTATTCTTGCGATGTCCATACTTTTTTCATAATTTTTTCTCGTTTAAGATGATTTGAAATATATGCTTCTTTGAACAAGGCAGAATGAAAATCAATTCAAAATCTTTTATGATTCGGTGAAATCTTATTTAAATAGAGATCTACATGGCAAAATGGAACCAGTATCACATGTTACACAACATACCGAGACTCTTCAATATGTAGGAAAGAAGGATTTTCGAAAAGAGATTACCAAACTCAAAAGAGAAATCAAAAATTATATGTCTCTTACCAAGGCTCCTGATAGTGCTTTTGAGAAACAACAATTAGAAGAGATAAAATCTCGAATGTTTGAATGTATCGATCATCTTCCTATCCTGTTTATGAATCGACGAAAGAAAGTATCTGGAGCAGATAATCCAGCAAAGAATTTAATTGGGTTTGGGAAACCTGCTTTTGTAGATCAATGTTTGATTGATTTTTTTGTTTTGAATTTTGGAAATATAGAAAATAAATCTTTTCGTGAATGGTTCCCTATTTTATCTGAACACGGGATAGGAAGTAGAATACAACTCCAGAGTCTTCTTAATTTGATGGTAAGAATTACAAATGCTAGAATTAAAGGAAATAAGAAAAGACAACAGATTTCAGTAACAAAGATGAAAGACATGGATAAAATGATTGAAAAGGCGAATCAGATTCTGTCTCTGAAGAATAAACCTTTGATTCAAAATAGCGAAGTAATCACTTCTTCCGATATTCTAAAAATTCTAAATGTATTCGTATCCAAGGATTCAGATATTACCATGGAACAAATAGAAAAATTGGAAAAATACAAAGAAGGCGTCCGAAACGAGAATGTAATATCGAAAAACCTATTAGATGGTTATATTCGAACCTAAGTTTATATCTATGAAATAGATATAAATATAATATTAAAAATATCACTAGTATTTAAGTATCATTTATAATTATCAAAATTTTTAAAACTTTACCACTTTTGTATGACGCTAAATAATAAAACTGTAATTTTAACTTAAAGACAACTATTTTGGATAAAAAACCAACAAAGATGAGCACTAAAACACAAGCAAGATCAAAAGCAACTGCTGCCTCCAAAGTGGAACAAACCAAAACCTTAGCAACTCCTGCCCCTGTTGTTGCTCAAACTGCCCCTGTTAAAACCTCTCCTGTGAATACTTTGAAACAAGAACCTACTCTCGTTGTAGAACAAGCCCCTGTTGAAGAAGTTGCTCCCACACAAGAACCTGTGACTCAAAAAGGAGTCTTGAAAACCTATTCCAAGAAGATCAAATCTGCCATTGATGATATGTCTCTTTTGATCTATGAAATTGGTAAGGAAGGAAAGATTACTATGGACGATGGAAGCACTTTGACCAAACGAGATATCAAGGGATTGAAAAAGGGAGTCTATAAACTTTTGGACGACTTGAATGTTGATTTCAAGAATGCCAAGAAGAAACGAACTGGTTCCAACAAGGCTCTCTTGTCTCCTTTCTTCATTTCCAGTGAATTGGTTGACTTTTTCTACAATGTCGAATTAGGACCTTCCTATCGATTGGGAACCAATGGAGAATATGAAGTGGAACAAAAGAAACTTCAAAATGTTCTTCCTCCCAAGGGCGAAGGAATCTGTCTTGTGAATCAAATGATTTTGAATGGATTGTTCTCTATCTATTATCGAACTCATCAACTTCCCTCCACTGGAGGATGGATCAAGGGAGATAGTGACCTTGTGAAACATCTTGGACCATCTATGAAACAATTGAACTTGGATCCTTCCCGATTTAAATATTTCGACTTTTCCCGAATTCGAAAACATTTCAAAGTTGATCGAGAAGAATACACTGAAGATCTCAATAAATATCTTTCCAATCCTGAAACTCACCAACAACTTGAAAAGGCTACTCGATCTATTCATACCACTGTTGCTCATTTGAAAGCCAAAGAAAAAGCAAGAAGAAAAGCTGAATTAGATGCCAAAAAAGCTAGCCAACCTCCTAAACCCAAAGTGAATCGAAAGAAGAATGCTGCTCCCGCCGAAGGAACTACTGTTAAAGCATAAAATATAACTAAATAACATTTTGTATTAAAATTAATACAAAATATCATACTAAATAAATGATCGTTTTATGTTTATTTTCTTTGGAAAAACCAAACAACAAGAAGAACAATTAACCCAACGCCAACAGAGGAAAGTATAGTTTTGACAGGATCAGATACACCAGTGGGTTTTCCAGCGAGATCATTCTTTTGAAGTTGAGCAGGATTCCAACTATAGAGAACAACATATGCCAAAATAGAGGCAACTAAAAACCAAACTAAGAGGGTGATCCATGATTTACCTTTCTTTTCAACACCAACTTTCTTTGGGCTCGATTTGGGAGCCATCGAATCAATTTTTGAAGACATTTTTATTTTGATCAGAAAAAAAAATATGAAAAAAATATTTATTATAAAACGACATGATCAAGTTAAAAAGATTCCTAAAATACATTTCTTAAAACAGTCTTGAAATCATAAAATGGAAGAACCAAATGGACAAGAAAGAAATTATAATCCAGTACTTAAACTTCCTCGCCTTAGACCACCTGATTCGACATTGAAGAGATCAACAAAGCCTCCATCTCCAAAGGATGTCACTCCTATCATTGTAAATGGATCTATGGTATCAAGAGAAGACATCACGCCTATTGTGGATCCATCTATAACCATTTCAGATAAAATAAATAAAATAGATCTAATAGAGAATCCAAACGCGATTCATAGTATATTAGCAGATCCTACACCAATAATCCCTCAAACATATCCAATAGAAGATAATAATTATCCTTCACAGATAAAGGTATTAGAAAGTATTCCCACAGAGTCTCTAGATCCATTCATGCTCATACGTCCCAAAGAAAATCAATCTAATACACCAGGCAAAGAAGAAAATGATCTATCGGAATCTGACAATGAAGCAAATAATAAAATGGTACCTTATACATCGGAATTGGATGTAAAAAATTATAGAAAGTTTAATCCACCCTTTCCATCCGACACACCAAAGTTACAGAGACCCATCGCCGCATTTTTACAAAGTGTAGAATCAACTGATACAAGTGATATTGGAAGTCATGCTCTACCTAAAGTTACATCACCTACAGATAATCTATCTCTAGAGATTATACCAAATCCATATAGAACACAGGATTTTCTGAAAAAAGAAAGAGAAGAAAGGGAGAGAGAAACTCGTGAAAGAAGAGAAAGAGAAGAAAGGGAAGAAAGGGAAAGAGAGAGAAGAGAACGAGAGGAGAGAGAAAGAGAGTCAAGGGAAAGAGAGAGAAGAGAACGAGAGGAGAGAGAAAGAGAGTCAAGGGAAAGAAGAGAACGAGAAGATAGAGAAATAAAGGAAAAAGAGAGAAGAGAACGAGAGGATAGAGAGGCAAGGGAACGAGAAGTAAAGGAACGAGAGACAAGGGAACGTAAAGAAAAAGAAGAACCATTAACTCATGAAGATTTGATTACCAGGGCTCATGATTGTTTTTTGAAATATCAAATTCTTCAAAAGTCATGGCAAGAATATAAGTTTCCTAATCTCGATGAAAGTATGGTCAATAAAAATCCACAAGTAATCATTGATACATATAATAAATCGGTAGAAAGAATTCAGATCGATATGGATGTCAACCAATATAAGATCGCTCTCATCATCATGTTTCTAGTTATTGAAGTCGTATGTGTCAAATTTATGGGTCTAGACGCTGGAGGATATACATTAAGTCAGATCAAAGCAATGAATCGGTATGAAAAATTATTGATAGAGATTGGAGAGAAGAAAATGATGATAGGAGGAGATAGTTGGCCACCAGAAGTAAGAATCCTTTTTATCGGATTGATGAATTGTGGTCTCTTTATCTTGATGAAATATCTTTCATCTGTTCTCGGACCAGAATTGGTAGGATATATCTCTCCTATCGTAAATGGACTCTTCTCTGGTGCTCTCGATAACTCAAAGACAGCAAACTTGCCAGACGAAATCCCTCAAAGACAACAAGATATGACAGGAATGATGGGAAGCGTAGCATCATTGGCAGCAAAAGCACTATCTGGAAATCAATCAACAGCTTCTACAAATATTCCACCAGCAAAACAACAAAGAGCATCACGAAGACCTATTTATAGAGAATAAACATTTATATTTATAAATATAAATGCTTTTTATTACAATCATTTAAACATCAGATTTTTCTGAATTTACTCCTTCATCATTGTCTTCTGTCACATTATTTTCTTCTCCACTTTCATTCTCATCACTGGAGTCTTTTTCTTGTCCTCCTTCTTGATTTTCACTATTAGAGGAGTCTCCTTCTCCTTGATTTTCACTATCACTAGAGTCTCCTTCTCCTTGATTTTCACTATCACTAGAGTCTCCTTCTCCTTGATTTTCACTATCACTAGAGTCTCCTTCTTCTTGATTTTCACTATCAGATGAGTCTCCTTCTTTTTCTACTTTTTCAGGTTCAGAGTCACTTTCCGAATCCTCTGTATCACTTGGAGAAGAGGATTGGATGGTCTTCTTTTGTGATTTGAATAAATTTTGTAGAGGTACTGCCACTAAAACGCCTACACAGAATGATATTAAACATAAACTTGGAATGATAAATAATCCTTGTTCCATAATGAGTTCCTTTTGAATTATGACACTGTTTTATATTATTTTACATTTTTATAAGGATGTTTATATATTCGATAGTTCTGAAAAGTTTTAAAAATAATTTTTTTCTTCGTATAAAAATTCTCTACCAATAAAATGTCTGTACCTTTAGTTTCAATTGATTTTAGAGTGGACCCCATTAATCCCTACCTTTTCAATAATGGATTGGGACTTATGGACGGAACCATCTTTGGATCCCCTGACGGAGCAGTGATTTCATCACTGAGATATACCGCCACTGCTGTATCCAAAACCTACGATTCCTGGATTGACAGTTTCAAATTTTTGACCTTCTTGAGCACTCCTGTTGTTGTTTCTAACAACCGAGAAACTAAATTTGAAGCCGATATTGCTTCCCGACAAATCTTCTCTGAAGAGAAACCTATTCCTGAATGTCTTTACAAACGAGTCCGAAACATCTACGAAGACTTACGTTTGGCATCTTCCGGTTTGGTGATCCTCGATCCCGATACTGGTGTTTGGTATGGTATCCTCGGAACCGATCACCAATTATGGGCCGTTTATGGTAGATTACCCATCTATCGACCATGCTGGCCTGGATGTATTCGAAGCATCTTCCAAGCTATTGGAGCTGGACCTGCTTTAGCCATCCCTGTGATTCCTCGATGTGTCCCTTGGTATGATACTAAGAAATGTGACGTTGAATGCGAACGAGCTTTGACTCACTGTTTGAAACGAAACCGATATGACAAGAACAACTTTGTTGAAGACACCAACTTTGCTATGTGGAAGAAATGTATGACTGTTCGAAGATTGTCCAACTGGAAGAAATTCTTGGACTGGAAAGAAACCGCCAAGAAAGAAAAGACTCAAATCTACGACTGGATGACCTATGTTGATTTTGAAAAGAATCACAAGGCAACAAAGATTGACGAATCTGCCATTGAAGCCGTCAAGAATACTAAGGACTATGATGAATATTGTTTATGGTTACTCTACAACTGCTGGAAGAGTCTCAAGAAACAATATTTATTCAAGGAAAGAGATCCATGTCAAAAGGATTTACCATCTTGTGTCACTGAATCTACCGATTTAACCCTCTCTGACGCTCCTTCTGTTCCTAAGATCTATTATGAATATGGAGGATATGGTGAAATCGTCCCCGATTATGCCGCTTTCTTACATGCCATTCCTTTGATCCGAAGAGAATCTGCCAACCCTCAACTCGACTTTGACCGAGTCTCTATCACTTTTGATGCCCATAACAATCTCGTCCATTTCTCCGTCAATAACAAATCTTTGTACACTGTTGTGAAACCTGGACACAGATTGGATGAACAATATCGACTCATCGATTATGGAGGATATGCTGAAAACATTACCTCCTCTCGATTCTTGGTCGGTCTCGGAAACTTTACTTTCTTGGACGCCGCTCTCCCAAACAACTATGCTCGACAAAAGATGGAATGTGACTATCGAGAAAAGACTGCTCTTGCTCAACTCTTACCCGATGGTGCTTATTACCAAATCGCCTTTAACAAACACGGTGAACTCGAAGCCGTTGTCCCCAGTGAAGGATTTGGAATCACCTCCGACAAAGCTGAAGACCATATCTTCGGTCAAGGTTCAGTCTTGGTTGTCAGAAACCTTGTCATCTGCCAAGACACCTGCAAGAACGATCAAGCCTTGTTCAAACCCATCACCCTCTTGGGAGTTGACCAAGCCCATTCTCATGATGGAGCCAGTGACGAATTTGTGTCTTCAACTGATGACTGGAAGAACCCCGCTCTCGTTACTCATTAAACAAAGAAATTGTATTATTAAATATGTATAATCATATTTAATCTTTTATTTTTTAATTTCAGGAACTACATATCTATAAAATTCTGAATATCGTATCATACTATCATCGGAAAGATTCTCTCTTATAATCTTGAATATCTGTCCAACCTTCGCACCATAGAATCTAGAAATAGGATCAGATTCATAAATTTTTGGAAGTTTATGAACAAATCCCTTCTCCTTGTCTTTCAAAAAATCTTTCATCTCTTCATTCTCCATCAAATGATGCTTCGGGACCAGAAAATGTTTCGTAATATTGAACAACAGATAATCCCCTTGAAAAATAGTAATCTTCATCTTTTCTGTATATCTTTTTAAATCATCAACCATCTGTGTATTCAACTTGTTCTCAGCAATAAATATAATATCCTTCACATTCACATGTCTTTTTTGAATATCAAGAATCTCACGAATCACATCATTGATTCTCTTCTTACCCTCTTTCTTTTCACTCTCCGAATTATAATGGTAATAAGTAAATATATATTCACAAGAGTCACCATTCTTCTCATATACTTGGTTTAGATACTCCACAGTCTTATTTAGATCATACTCTTTCAATTTATCCATAATCACGTCTTCTAAATCTCTCGTGTTTTTAGATGTCTTCTTGAAATATTTTGTAATTTCTCTCGAGAGATCACTAGCATCAATACTCTTACTCAAATCAGGAATATTCTCTCTTTTGAACCTCTCGATCATATTCACTTGACTTTCATCTACAATATATTTCTGATCCAATAGATAAATCAGAATATCTTCAATCGTGTTTCTACACTCTATCTCCTTCTTCATCTTTAGATATTTCATAAAATCGTGGAGATGTAAAGTAGAATTCTTCTCTTCACTAGAAATAGAATATCCTCTCGTTTCTAGCATCTCAACAATCGTCCTATGAATCTTAAAATATCGATCCACAACACGAAGCTCCATATCCATCTCATTCATCAAGGTCTTTAACTGAACACTCCCACCTTGAGGACTTGGTCTCTCACTTTCTATTCTTATCCCACTTCTTTCTCTTGTTGTTTCTCTTTCCATTTCAAAAATATAATGATTGTTTTCTTTTCTCTTCCAATTTTTATGATTCTAGAATATTCTAGAATCATAGATGTCATCATTTGTCATACACGCCAGCTCATAAATTTCTCCGCTTCTTCTCCGTCCATAAAATATTTTGTCAGTTCACCATATAAATCTGACATCATGGTCTCTTTTCTTCGAACAATAGAAGAATTGGGGAGAGGGAAATCTTTAGTCTCCTCATGTACCAGATATAGATACCTCGACTTTTCCAAAAAGTTGCTCACATGGTCTTCAAATAACAATGAATCGTCTAATAGTACTTTCAGAAATTTAGAAAGTTCACAATTCATCACCAGTTTACTATTCTTTTTTTGTTCTTCACAAATAAATGTAATGTATATCTGATAAATAAACTTACCAATCTCTTCCGAGTGTTCAAATACATTTCTATAGTTTTCAAACTTGTAGACAGAGTACATCCCATCGTTGGTTAGAATGGTATTGTCTTCGATGATAGAATATTTGGGTCCAAAGTTGAAGATATATTTTCTCGCAAAATCAATCATGCCATGATTAAAGATCATACAGAATTCTGATTTTTCATCCACAAAAAATCTAATCGATTTGGATATATATGAACGCATAATTAACATATCTTTACTATTTTGGGTTATATGACCCAATAAATTTATTCCTATCAAGGTTTTCATCTTCTCCCTCCACTCCACAATTTTATCATCAGAAACAACATCTTTGGGATTGGTTACAATACGATTCGTTAATCTACATGATTTTCGAAAAGACACACGACTCTTAAAATCCATATGTTTACAAAATTCAAACAATATTTCATTGGGTAATTCTAATATATTCATCTCTAAAATTTTATTCATCTTTTACATCTATTTTAAAATGACATTTTCATCTACAAGTTTGATCCAAATATAATCTTCAAATGGCTTCGAGTTTATAAACTCTTTCTTATCTTGATACCATCTTTTTTCTTCTCTCTCTATTTCTTTCTTCAATAACGCGCCTCTATGGTTATCATGAAATTCTTTCAAACTACACCATTGTGGATGCTTATCCGTCTTCACACCATAAATTTTCATATTGTTCTTATATCCTCTTCTCATCCATTCATAGATATGCGCATCAATATATTCCATAAGAGCATCCGCATATCCATACCACATCTCAACCACAGGATGATTACAAAATCCCATCTTGATCACTCGTTGTTTAGAACTAGAAGAGATTACAGGTTTCTTGTCATACGATTTGATCAATACAGATTTAGGATCATATTTATCACTAAGAATATATACAAAAGATTGTGATGTATACCATTTTTTGAGTTGCTTCACAAAAGTTTGAAAATCAGACTTTTGTTCTATACCAGATTCAAACGATAAAATATTAATATTATAGATTAGATTCAGAATTTGATAGGCCTCCACTCGTTGTTTTCCTAAACGTCTAGAGTCCAAAAGTTGCGCAGACTTTGTAAAATCACTATCGACCAAGAATGTGTTCACCATGTTCGTTTTAAAAAATAATGATCTCACAAACAACTCACCCCTCATTCTAGAACATTCTATTCATCTCATTCTAGAACATTCTATTCACGCCATATTTCTTTTCCGACATTGTCGAAAATGTCAAGACAGATATCATAATCAACATTTGTTTTGACCCCACAAAATTCAAGTATTTTATCAATGTCTCCTTTACAAAGCTTCGGCGTCCCATGTCCACCCTTGATCTCTAACAATGAAACTCTATTCGAATCAATATTTTTCATCATCCTAGCATGTTTCACTGAGATAAGCTCATCATCTTCACTATGAACAATCAGAGTAGGAACATTCGATTTTTCTAACCATTTTTTAGTAGGTAAAGGATGAACGAATATATTTAAGAAAGATTGAACAGATTTGACCAGGAATGAACTCTTCTCTCCAAATGCCAATTCGTTCAAAGATGAAAAGGTAGAGAATAAGATCAATTTAGAACATTTCTTCTTGGAGGCCAGATAGGATGCGATAGATCCTCCCAATGATTCTCCCCAGATCACAAGATTATCTTTTTTGACTTTTGTTAAGGCCCAATCCAATACTTTTTCTCCATCAGAAAGAATACGATGAGTACGAGGTTCACCAACAGATCTCCCATATCCCGCATAATCAAATAAGATTAGGTTCTGCTTAAAAATTTTACATAATTTGATCATATAATTTCTATTCGATACATTTCCCGAATTCCCATGACAAAATAATATAGTAGGCTGATTCGGATCGAATATAAAATGTGCTACTGATATCCCATCAACAAACGTTTCCTCTGTAGGTTGATATTCAAATTCAACAATTTTCTTTGTAGGTTGGAATAATTTATTATAGTATACAGTATAAAATATTACTCCTAGATATAATAAAATTAATAAAATAATTTGAAACCAAACATACATTTTCAAAGCAAAAAAAATCAATTTCGACACGAATAATTTCATCTCACAATTCTATCGTTTATCATGACATCATATGTGATTGTAGCTTCTGGAATCATATATTCTAGAATTGTCAAATTAATTTTTCAAAGACATCATTTTCAAAATGGAAACACAGAAAACATCTCTCAACGCAATATCAATCTACGATTGGACATATCATGAAGACACAGATGATAATAAAACAATCCTTCTCGCATGGGGTCTCAATCAAAAATCTCAACCTTCTCTTGTAAGGATAGAAGATTTTTGGTTCTCATGTTATGTTGAACTCCCTGAAAGAATCCATGAACAAAAAGTAAGTGAACTATGTAAATGGATTCGTAAAGTTCTCGGTGAAGATGCTCCTAAATCAATCACCTTACACCAAAAGAAAAAGATCTATTACTTTAGAAATCAAAAAACATATCCTATGTTAAAATTAGAATTTTCTTCTCTTAATGCCCTTCGACATTGTGAAAAACTATTATCTAAATCGTGTAATACACCTATAGGTAAGACGTCATTTCCGATATATGAACACAAGATTTCTGCCATACGGAAACTCTTAACTGAAAGAAATCTTTTATATTCTGGATGGATCACTGGAAATTTTCAAGAAGTGGATTTTGATGAAAAAATCACTTCTTTACAAAATGAATATAGATGTTCATATAAACATTTGAGACAACCTCTATTAGAAGAACTCGATGTCAAAACTACTTATCCAACAATCTTTTCATTCGATATCGAATGTTATTCTTCCAATCCAAAGGCCATGCCAAATAAAACAAATGCTTCGGATGTTATATTCGCCATATCTTGTATCTACTCTAGAATGGGTGACAAGGACAGAAAACGTTACATTATCGCAATAGGTGAAGATCTTGTAGTTCAAAATGCCATACTCGTCCAAGTAGAGGATGAACATCAACTATTGTGTGAGTTAAGAAAGTTGATTCGGGAACTCGATCCTGATATTTTAATAGGATACAACATTTTTGGTTTCGATATACCCTATACAGATCATAGAATCAAAAGATTCATGGAGGACTGGACAGAACTCGGGAGAATTAGAAATGTAAAAACAACAGTCAAAAAAATATCTTGGGAAAGTTCAGCATTTGGTCACAATGATTTCTATCAATTTCAAGGAATGGATGGAAGAATTTGTCTCGATCTCCTTCCAATCGTAAAGAGAGACTATAAACTTTTACGATATGATCTAGACTTTGTATCCAATAACTTTCTCGGAAAGGGAAAGTTTCCAATCAAGGCAAAACAAATCTTTGGTTACACAAAAGAATACAATGAAGCAAGAAAGACAAAAGTAGAAGACAACGAAAGATATCAAAAGGCATTACTAGACTACAATAAAATTCTCGACTATTGCGTCCAAGATTCAGATCTAGTATTGGATCTCTTAGAGAAACTATCCATGTGGATCGGTCTTACAGAACTTTCAAATATCGTCGGTGTGTCCATCGTAGATATATTTACTCGTGGTCAACAAATCCGGTGTCTTTCTCAAATCTACGATCTCGCAACACGTGAGAATATCGTATTGGATAATCGTGTCATAAATGATAGTATATCTTTCTCAGGTGGGTTTGTCCAAGAACCTATTCCGGGCTTGTATGACAATGTCATCTGTCTTGATTTCGCATCCCTATATCCATCCATCATCATGGCATTCAATATATGTTATACTACTTTATTAGAACATGATGTAGATATGGATGATGAAAAGGTAAATCATTTCTACATCGATATGGATACTTCAGAAGTAGACGATGGAAATGAGGACGAATCTGCCTTGGATGAGACGGATCAAAAACAAGACAAGAATGAATCAAAAAAGATACAAGCACATCATCGATTCGTAAAGAAGGATGTTTATGAAGGTGTCCTCCCTCGTTTGGTATCAAAGTTGGTCAATGAGAGAAGAGCCGTTCGTAAAGTTCTCGAGGGAAATAAAGATCCAATTATGAAGATTATTTTGGATAAAAGACAATTGGCTCTCAAGGTTTCAGCAAACTCTGTATTTGGGTTTCTAGGTGTCGCCAATGGAAAGCTCCCTTTAATGGAAGGAGCAATGTCTATCACTTCAAAAGGAAGAGAACTGATTGGTTATGTCAACAAATATCTCGAGGAAAAATATAACGGAAAGATTGTATATAATGACTCTGTTGCTGAATATACTCCTGTTTTGGTAAAGATCAATGGGAAAGCAAAATGGATTGAAATTCAAGATTTATTTGAATTAGATATTCAAAAGAAATTTTTAGATCGAGGTGATATCAAAGAGAGATATTTGGTGGATGGAATAGAGATTTGGTCAGACAAGGGATGGACAAAGATAAAAGAAATCATCCGACATCAAGTATCAAAAAGAATGTTTAGAATCAAAACAGGATCTGGATGTGTGGATGTCACAGAGGATCATTCTTTAATTGACAAAGATGGAAATAAAATTTCTCCTAAAGATTGTCAAGTTGGAACAGAACTTTTACATCATCATTTACCAATAATCGATTTTGATGTAAACATTAATAGCAAAGAATGTATCCTTGCTATGGAACACCATCAAGATTTAATTTATAATTTAGAAAATAATGATATACAAAGTAAAATTATCAGTATACAAGAAATTCAATATAATGGAAAATATGTTTATGACATTGAAACAGAAAATCATCATTTTGCTGCTGGAGTTGGAAGATTAGTTGTTTCTAATACTGACAGTAGTATGGTGGATTTAGGAATTAAAGATACAAAACTTTGTAATGAATGGGGTCATCGATTAGCAGAAGAGATATCAAAGTTGTTTCCTCCTCCATTAATGCTCGATTATGAAAAATCAATGAGAATGCTGGCATTTAAAAAGAAAAAATACGCAGCGTTTTTAGTTGATAAACATGGGAATCTTAAGATGGAGAAGAAAAGTATGTTAGTCCGAGGAATCATTTTGGCAAGAAGAGATACATTACCTTGGCTTCAAAATAAATATAGTGATATTTTATATAATGTATTAACAAGACAGCCGATGATATCTTCTTTGAAAATGATATATACTGCTGTAGAAGATATGATGTTATTAAAATTAGATTTGAAAGGGATTGTTATAGTGAGACAATTGAGCGCGTTTTACAAAAACGAAAATTATTTTCTTAATGTTTTCTCTAAAAAATTAAAATCATTAGGACATTTGGTCAATGCTGGAGATAGAATAGAATATTTAATTATCAAATCAGATGAAAAATTATTAGGAAACCGTTTGGTCACTTTGGAAATGTTTCAAGAAGGAGGTTATGAATTGGATGTGTTATATTATTTAGATCATTCTTTGAAAAATCCAATCGATCAATTATTTTCTATAGGACACAAAGAAGAATTATCAGAATATAAAGATTTTGGGTTTAGAACAAGAAGAAAACTTATTTCTGTTTCTACTCCGATTGCGATGATGGTAGAGGCATTCAAAAATGGTGCAAAGTTGGATGATGTAAAAGAGTTTCTATCAATAGAAAATTAAATATAAATAAAATAATTATATATAAAAAGTTATATATAATATGTATCGAGTATATAACAATAAACTACCCCTTTTTGAATCGAATATATATAGAAAAAACAATTCCAATGAATGTGCTGGAGAGATACAAACCAGTCGACCAATCCAAAGTCCAGTTGAATGTCTCCAGAATATTTTGAAACTTCCAAGGATCAATACAAGTTGTAAATCATATGATATCGATATCGAAGACGATGACTTTATTATAAAATATTTTGAAAACAAAGATAAGATTAAATTAAAATATAGACAAAAATCATTCATTAAACAATAATCTATATTTTATTTGATTTATACTTATTTTTGGATAAATCTTATGCTTAGAAATACAAATCTTACAATATGATCGATCCAAAATAGATGGGTTGCCACTAAAATTTTAAATTATTTCTTAAATAATACTTATTTCAAAATGAATAATAGATTTGGACCTTGGACCAAGGAGCGAGGATGGATCTTGGATCGTGAAACTTATAATTATCAAATATAATAATAAAATCTATTTATCAGAAATTATAAATATTGGAAATTCTTATCTGAAATAGATTTGGACCTTGGACCTTGGACCGAGGTTCGTTCTTGGATCGTGAAACTTATAATTATCAGAAATAATTCTAAAATCCTATTATTTATTAGAAATTATAATTATATAAATTATAAATATTGGAAATTCTTATCTGAAATGGATTTGGAGCTTGGACCAAGGACCGAGGTTCGTTCTTGGATCATGAAACTTATAATTATCAAATATAAATCTAAAATCTTATTTATCAGAAATTAATAATTATAGAAATTATAAATATTATAGAAATCTTATCTGAAATGGATTTGGAGCTTGGACCAAGGACCGAGGTTCGTTCTTGGATCATGAAACTTATAATTATCAGATATAATAATAAAATCTTATTTATCAGAAATTAATAATTATAGAAATTATAAATATTATAGAATTTATTATCTGAAATCTATTTGGACCTCGGACCAAGGAACAAGGATAGTTCGTGGATCATGAAACTTATAATTATCAAATATAAATCTAAAATCCTATTTATTAGAAATATATAATTATATAAATTATAAATATTATAGAATTTATTATCTGAAATCTATTTGGACCTTGGACCAAGGAGCAAGGATGTATCTTGGATCATGAAACTTATAATTATCAAATATAAATCTAATAATCAGAAATATATAATTATAAAAATCTTATCTGAAATAGATTTGGACCTTGGACCAATCAGCAACGATGGTTCTTGGTTCATCAAACTTATAATTATCAGATATAATAATAAAATCTTATTTATTAGAAATTATAAATATTATAGAAATCTTATTTGAAATGGATTTGGACCGAGGTCCAAGGAGCAAGGATGTATCTTGGATCATGAAACTTATAATTATTAGAAATATAATTATAATCTTATTTGTTAGAAATCTTATCTGAAATGGATTTGGAGCTTGGACCAAGGAACAAGGATAGTTCGTGGATCATGAAACTTATAATTATCAAATATAAATCTAAAATCCTATTTATTAGAAATATATAATTATATAAATTATAAATATTATAGAAATCTTATCTGAAATGGATTTGGACCTCGTACCAAGGAGAGAGGATGGATCTTGGATCGTGAAACTTATAATTATCAGATATAATAATAAAATCCTATTTATTAGAAATTATTAATTATAGAAATTCTTATCTGAAATAGATTTGGACCTTGGACCAAGGAGCAAGGATGGTTCTTGGATCATGAAACTTATAATTATCAGAAATAATTCTAAATCCTATTTATTAGAAATTATAATTATTAGAAATCTTATTTGAAATAGATTTGGAGATTTGACCAAGGAGCGAGGATGGTTCTTGGATCATCAAACTTATAATTATCAAATATAAATCTAATAATCAGAAATATATAATTATAAAAATCTTATCTGAAATAGATCTGGACCTTGGACCAAGGAACAAGGATGGTTCTTGGATCGAACAACATCAGGAGGATAAAGTTATAACTATATTATCTAAAAAGTGATATTCAAAATAAAATGGATCCTTCAGAGTTTTCTATACAACAAAAAGCGGAAAAGAAATTTGGGACATTTCCTTATGAGCTTAGACCTACGAAAGATTATCTATTTTCTCTTTATCGATTTTATTGTGAAGAGGAGAAACTTACAGAATCTTTCAGTGGACTTAAGGTGAATGAGATTAAGAATCTTGGTGATATGATTGGATTCCAAAACTATCACACGTCGATTCAATCTAAAAAGTTTATTAAGGATTGGGTGAAGAAGAGTTTTGAATGGAGTGATTCTAATTTTGATAAAGAATGGGATTTATGGAAGGATTCTGGGAAGGAGAATGTGAGAGCGGAAGACGAAATTGAGAAGATTTATGTTGAGAATTATAATCGATTGTCTCATTTGTATTCTAGGGATGAAATAGAAGAAAAGATTAAAAATATTTTTGATTTATATGATGAACTGAAGCAAGTTCCTGAAGAGTGTATTGAAGAACCTCCTCATCCTGTGAGATTTCTACAACATCGAATGGAGTGTCAAGTTCAGATTAAAAAGTTGAGAAAGTCATTGAAGAAGACGAATCATCCTCTGGCGACTTTATTTGAAGATTCGTTGTATGGTAAGTATTTATTTAAATTAGAAGAGACATTTCCAGTAGAATATAAAACAAACTATCTTAATCTTTGTATTATTTATGCTTTTAGAAAAACAAAAAAATAATCCCAATAAAATGACAAGCAATCCTAATTTAAGAAATCTTCAGAACGATATTGGGAAGCTTCAGAGCGAAGGAACGAGTCAGATTTCTAATAATGTGAGATTTGCTCTTTTTGTCCTTGTGAGTATGTTATTCATATTTCCTACAGGATTGTTATTGATACTTCTTGGACACATTGGTGTTCTTAGTATTAGTACTATCATTGTTGTATTTATTTTATTTGTAGTTTTTTATATTATGATTATTCATTCTATCTTTCAGATTATGCGTTATTATTTGAATCCCTTATCTCCTATTCTTAATTCTACATAAGATTCCTAACATCATATAATCTATGATTATATGATTATCCACTCACGAGCAACATTATTGGGATATCATCCTTTGAGTTACATATATGAATGTAACCTTTTTGTTTTAGATCCTCGAATCTTTCTATGGATTCACATTCACAAATTACGAATATTTTATTTTTGTATAATGATTTGTCAAATGTAATATTTTCATCATGTATGATAATTATATTTTTATTGTGTAAATATGATTGATATTTAATTAGATAACTCTTCAATACATATGCTTCTTTACATTCAACCCATCTATTGAATTGTTCTGGTGTATAAATGTCCATTTTAATTATAGATATTTTATATAGGTAATATCGAAGCATATTTCTCTGTTCCAGGATAGATGAGAATAAAGATTGTATTCTTTGTGTCTTCTTCGTCTGACATATCTTCTATTACTTCGAATGTTTCACTTTGAGATATAGTAAATATTTTATAATTTCTAAATCGAGATATGGGCAAAGATGATATTTTAGGATGATTGATACGGATGTCTCTCCATCTTATACAATTTTCCAATGCGCTCGTTTTGCTATTTACGAATGGGACATTCTGAATTATACATAAGAATTTTTCACCAAATGGATTTGCGATACTGGGCTTTGACATTTCTATGACATATAGATATGGATGTTCTAGATCAGATAACTTTCCTTTCAACGAATAGAGAACAGGATAAGTGCTTATGGGTACTTCTATTGCCTGTTTGAGCCATCTCTTGAAATCTATATCTGAAAGGAAGAGTAGTGTTTTTGGTATTTTAGGATAGTCATATGATGTTTCATAATATCCATCCAAGTAATTTGGTATTATGATTGGTAATTTAAGATTTACATAATGTTCCAAACTTTCTCTAACTCTTTCATAAAATAATTTTCCAGAAATGAGTATCTTATCACCATCTGTGAAACTTGGGGCATATTTAGATATCTCTTGAAGGATTACTTGAATATTGGATCTATCTGTGGGTAACTTTCTTGGTAGACGACTAAAATCATAGATCAATGCGCTATCTTTTTCTTCACGTGAAACTTCTTTTACGATTTTATTAAGGAATATTGTTGCAGCATCTAGTCTCTCTTCATATGAAAAGTCTTCCTTTTCTATCATGATTAAAAAGATCCATCTTATCAATTGAACGATCATATTTACATCTCTTTGGAGTTTTAACAATCTTTGTATTTCACTTAATTTTGTTTCTAATATAAATCTGTTCTCTGGGACACTAGGAAGCAATTTACGATAGTCCCTTTTAATCTTATCTTTGGATTCGGGTTTTACCGGAATCTGTATTCCAAACTCTAGTGTCAAAAGACGAAACCAAACCGCAACAACATTGTCTCCTTCGTATGAATATCCTGAAGGTTCATTTTTAAATACTTTGAGTACTTTTGAGAGTTTGGGTTTCTCTATTTCATTAATGAGAGGAAGATTTTGAGGTGGAAGAGGCGGGACACCCATTGTCATGTTTCCCATTGGTGTTCTCAATTGGATTCCACAGAGTTTCCCTTTCTCATCAATCATTTGTCCTATCGCATGAATAGGTGAATTCTTTTGATTGAAGGATCCTATAAAGTCTGATTCTAAGAGTTGATAGAGTAATTTGGAATTATATTTTTCAAAAATACTTCTCTCTGGAATGAATAATCTTCCATAAACTTCAGCTGAAATAAAGTAAGCCTTGAGTAGATATTTGGCAATTTCTGATGAGAACAATGTGGCGTCTTTATCTTCCAAGCGAGCAATAATCAATTCACATTGAGGATATTCTAAGTGATCCGTCTCCGCGCCCCAATGTTTATATATTAATAGTGTAGGTGCGTCCTTTTTGAAAGAGTGAATGGGAATGGAGGAGAATCGAGATACTTCTAGGGAATAAATGGGTTCTATGTTAGGTTTAGGTAGAGATCCTGTGAAAACAAAAATATTAATATTAAATAACTCTTCTATGACACGATAGTAAAGAGAGGGATCTAAGAACTCTTCCAATTTTGAGAAATTGAGTACTCTATCCTTTTCCGAGACGTCGAATAATTCAGAACTTGTAAGAAGAAAGTTTCCAGTCTGAGAAATTTGTTTTCTTAGATTCTGTATATATTTCTCTTTCTCTTCTAAAGTTTTTAATTTGATATAATTCTTATCTTCCATAGCCAGACAAACACAAGCTAAGAATGAGCTAGGACTAACCAATGTACCTGTCCTATAGAATGTAACAGGCTTGACAAATGATCCTTGAAGCATCTCTTCGATCGACGTAGGAAGATTGGCATTTCCACCCTCACCCATAATCTTATTTGTCTTGATTGGATCTTTTGATCTTTTCGAAGATCCTCTTTCTCTTTGTCTTACTCCGCTCTGTGGACTCTGATAACAACATGGATAGACATCAAATTCTCTTCGTTCGTCAAGATTCTGTTTAAACTCTACATATGGATAGATATCAGTAGGACATACAAAGTTATAATCCCCTAGTTGTTTAACAGGTCTCTCTATACTTTCTGTTGCTGTCTGTATTTTTCTATTCTTCCATGAATCAATTTCTGTTTCAGATACTACGATAGGTTGGTTCTTATATTGACAGTCTCTTGAATAGCTCTTTGTGAATATTTCAGGTGCTATTTTTGAAAGATTAATTTTACCAATCTTCTCTCTATCAATCATTTTTGAAGGTTTCAGTATCAAAGAAAGTTCCTCCTCCTGAATCTTTTCATCCTTCAGTTCAGGGATAAGCGAATCATATTCCTTTTCATATACGTCTCTTACTTCATTATAAATGGAGAGAAGTCTTGCGTAAACATTCATAAATTGAAAGAGGACAAATCGATTCACCGCTTTCGATATTGAAACAGTAATGTAGGGTGTCTTCAAGTCTAAGAAAAGAGACTTTACGATTGAATCTTTGGTTCCAATAATATTATTGTCTCCTTCTTGAAATTCTGTAATTGTATATCTTCCTTTTGATACAGAAGCATCATTGATTCCAGATTGATATTGTGTCATATAGAATCCCAATGATGCGAGTCTGCTAATTTCTTCCGTTCTTTCTTTTCTTTCTCCAAATTCCTTTGTTTCATATTCTATGATGGTATCTGCTTCAAACCCAATATTTGTATCATAATAGAGTTTGAGTTTCTTCTTCTCCGAAATGGGTTTTTCATTTTCGTCTGCGAAAAGTACAGCACTAAATATTCTTGTTGAAGTCACAAACGGTTCACTAATGAGAATATCTAAAAATGAATCTTCTCTAATATAAGTGTTGTAGATATTAAAATGAGCACCATAGTTCTTTTCTCTTCGATTGATCAAATTGATTCCTGGGAAAATATTCAGGATGGATGTGATGATTTCATTCTCTGGTCGATTCATGAGAACAAAATACTTGAAACTTAAAATATTTTTATTTAGATCGATGGAAACTGGGATATAGGAGCTCTTAGTATATTCTTGGACATTGGTTCCTGGATCGGCTAAGAGAATCATATAGATCATATTCTTATCTTCAAATTTTGAAAAATGATGTTGGAAAAATTTAAACGGGGGACGTGTTTCAAATGTATCTCCAGAAAAGACTTTATATTTTGAGAACTGTTGATCGTTATATTGAACAAATGGAACATCATAACTTGTCTTCATGTTTGCGAATAGATCGGGTGCTACATTTAAAATGGTATCGTTATCGTCCTCCAATTGGATATCAAATTCGATGGTCATCTTTGTAATGGTCATATCTGAAGTCTGTACTGGATCTATAGATTGAATATTTTGGAAATAGATTTCAAGTTTTTCTCTATCTGCTATATCTCTCTCAATCAATTTGGGGAACTCGTCCTTTGCCCAATTTAATTTATCATTGTTGAATCTTTCAGGATCTTCGAAACCTATAGATATCTTGGATGCTTTTCTAAAAAAATCATTATCATTATCTACAACAGTAGAAATATAATAGAGTGCTTCTGTTTGTGTAATTCGTGGCTCCTTTTCACGGATCCTTTGTACCAGGTCGATTACATCATAGATTTTAGATTCTCGTTTGATAAAATCGTCGATTGTCTCTAGTCCAACAGAGATGTCGGATCGATTATGTTCTCGGTTGGAGTCGTAAATAGGAAATACAAACTTTGAGGGAGTTTGATTTTCGATCGCAAAGTCTAAGATTCTCTTTTTTTGAGTAGTAAAGAGAGAAATATCTGTATCTATCACATCTTTGGATTTGATCAATTTAGATCCAAGAGTCGAAGGCTTTGTGATTTTCTTTTGAGGAGGTATATCGAACGTAATTTCTTTTGCTTCTTGGGTAGATTTTTTACGAGATGAACTACTCATTCTATTATTTTCATTATGGAATTATTTTTTTCCAGAGTTAAAAATGGATGAGGAAAAAATATGTTCTATCAATGTTAAAACTTTACGAGATCAACTAGATCGATTATCTACAATAAGAGATGTTCCTATCAAAAGTTTGAAAGATACAAACCTTGAAGATTTTACAGCCGTCACTAATAATATAGTAAACATGTATCAGTCAGACGGATACAATCTACTCTTCAAGGAAATACAAGAGAGGTTTCCAGTAAACGCAAAAGTAATTCCAGGAACAGTAGGTGGTTATTTTTTGGGATGTTTCTCTTCTTCCAACTTCAAATACGGAGATACATGCTCACTAGGTTGCGTCACAGGAGCCCCATTGTTTCATGATCAAGCTGATATGATTCCATGTCAAAGAAACGTATATATCGCTCCATATGAAATAGGATACACATTTACAAAACTAACATCTGGTTCAGAAGATCCAGATACCGCATTGTTGTTCATCCAACCTCCTTTCCAAGGGTTCACATCAGATGAGATTTACAATCTAAGATCACAAGGAATAGAAAAAGTTATCCTATCATACTATGACGATAAGAAGGGGGAATATTTCGTATCTGATCCTTTCTCTTTCTCTCAAATACAAAAGAGAAATTCTTCTGTAAGAACTATAAAAATAGACACGAGAACTACAAGAATAGAAACAATATTTCAAACGATAGGTATTGTTTTACTTTTACTCATCGCCGGTTATGCCCTATGGACAATGAGAAATAATTAAATATAAACTAATATATATTTATCATCAAATTATAATTATTAGAAATTCTTATCCGAAATAGATTTGGACCTTGGACCAAGGAGCGAGGATGGTTCTTGGATCATCAAACTTATAATTATCAGAAATAATTCTAAAATCCTATTTATTAGAAATTATAATTATTAGAAATTATAATTATTAATAATCTTATCTGAAATAGATTTGGAGCTTGGACCAAGGAGCGAGGATGGATCTTGGATCGTGAAACTTATAATTATCAGATATAATAATAAAATCTAATAATCAGAAATATATAATTATTAAAAATCTTATTTGAAATAGATTTGGACCTTGGACCAAGGAGCAAGGATGGTTCTTGGATCATCAAACTTATAATTATCAGAAATAATTCTAAAATCCTATTTATTAGAAATTA